CCAACGCGCCGGCCGGTCTGGCGAGTCGTCCGATCCGCGTCGTGCTGTGTGACGAGGTAGACCGCTACCCGGCAAGCGCGGGAACGGAAGGCGACCCGGTATCGCTGGCGAAGGCTCGAACGAAGACTTTTCACAACCGAAAGCTGGTGCTGATGTCGACGCCCGGCGACGAGGCAACATCGCGCATTGCGCCGGCTTTCGAGGCCAGCGATCAGCGGCACTATCTGGTGCCATGCCACTCCTGCGGGCATCTGCAGCGGATGCGGTGGGCGCAGGTCCGGTGGGCGGACGGAGACCCGCAAACCGCACACTATGAGTGCGAACAGTGCTCGGCGGCGTGGACGGACGGCCAGCGGATCGAGGCGCTACAGTCCGGCGTCTGGGTGGCGACGTACCCGGATCGCCGCGTGGCCGGGTTTCATCTCAGCGAGTTCTACTCGCCGTTTCGCATGCTGTCGCAGATCGTTGCGGAGTTTCTGGCGGCCAAGATTTCGCCGGAGACGCTCAAGACGTGGACCAACACGAGCTTGGGCGAAGTGTGGCGCGATGCCGGCGGCGACCGAAGGCAGCCTGAGCTATTGGCGCGGCGCCGCGAGCCATACGATTGCAGCGATTCGCAGGACGTGCCGCAGGGCGTCGTGTGGATCTCTGCTGGTGTCGACACGCAAGACGACCGCCTCGAATGCGAGATGGTCGGATGGGGGATCGGTGAAGAGTCGTGGGGCCTTGATCACGTCGTGATCGATGGCAACCCCGACGCGCCGGAAGTGTGGGCGCGACTGGAGGATCAGTTGGCGCGGATGTTCGTCCGCGAGGATGGCGCACGACTTCCGGTGTCCATCATGCTGATTGACTCAGGCGGCCATCACACGCAACGGGTCTACGATTTCGCGCGCAAGAATCGGCGCGCGCGGGCGTGCGTCGGCAGATCTGGCCAGCGCGCTGAAGTCACTCGGCCGTCGAAGTCAAGCGGCGGGAAAATGACGCCATGGGTCATCGGCGTGGACCAGATCAAGGCGCAGTTGCTGCAGTCGCGATTGCTGGTTGAGACGCCCGGGCCGCGCTACTGCCACTTTCCGGACACGTACTCCGATACGTGGTTCGAGCAGCTTTGTGCAGAGGTCGCGGTGACGAAATACAAGCACGGCGTCCCCTATGTGGTCTGGGATGCCGGGCGCAGGCGAAACGAGGCGCTGGACTGCCGCGTGCTGGCAATGGCGGGCGTGCGAATGGAGCGGCCGAACTTTGAAGCGTTGGCGTCTAGGCTGGAAACCGAGGCGCAAATGCGCAAGCAGGGCGGAATGCCGCCAACGGCAGCCGCAGACACGATCACCCGCCGCAAGTCCAACTACTGGTGACGCATGGCCTTTACTGCTGACGATCTGACCGCGCTTGACACGGCGATCAAGTCCGGTGCGCGTCGGGTTTCGTACCGTGATCGCACCGTTGACTACCACTCGCTTGACGAGATGTTGAAGCTGCGCGCGGTGATGCAGGCCGAGGTTGCAACCGGCGATCGCACGGCCTACGGGACGCGCCGCGTCTATCCGGAATACGACAAGGGCATTTGATGAACGCACTAGACCGACTGATCGCGTGGGTTTCGCCGCGGTCAGGGGCAGAGCGTGCCCGCAATCGGCTGGCGATCAAGAGCTACGAAGCCGCCACAACCGGCCGGCGCCTGTCTGGCCGAGGTCGCGAGAGTGGCAGCGCAAACGATGTGATCGGCAATTCGGCGCCAGCGATTGCCTACGCCGCGCGCAATCTGGTCCGGAACAACGCATGGGCCGCCCGCGGCCTTTCCGCTGTGGTTACGAACACCATCGGAAGCGGCATCGTGGCTTCCGTCGTCAATCCGAACAAGGCGCGCGCAACCCGAGTTAAGCGTGAGTTTGACCGGTGGGCGGCGTCTCGCATCGACGATATCAACAGGCTTGACTTCTACGGCGCTCAGGCGCTTGTCCACAGGACGATGGTCGAGTCAGGCGAGTGCTTCGTTCGTCGCGTGACGCGCGCTGACCTTGTGGTGCCGCTTGGCATCGTGGTGCTTGAGCCAGACTGGCTCGACACGACGAAGGGCACGCTTGGGATCGAATACAGCACCGAAGGCAAGCCAACGGGCTATTGGATGTACGCGTCGGCGCCGTCGAGTGTTTCTGACTATGGGCTGCGCAACTCGATCTTGATTCCGGCATCCGATGTGATCCACGTCTACCGCGTGGATCGTCCCGGCCAGCGCCGCGGCGTGTCGTGGTTTGCGCCGATCACCATCGACCTGCACGACTTCGACGGTTACGAGGACGCCGTTTTGCTGCGCGCCAAGATGGCCGCTTGCAAGGTGGATTACGTCATCGCTCCCGAGTCCATCACTCAGTCGTGGAGCGTCACGGACAGGCAGGAGCCGGGCGCAACTGAGATCGTTCCATACGGCACCGAGGTCAAATCAACTCCGGCGCCTGATTCCGGCGACTACGTTCCGTTCGCCAAGCAGCGATTGCGCCGGATTGCCGCCGGCCTTGGCCTGAGCTACGAAGCACTGACCGGCGACCTGTCCGAAACCAATTTCAGCAGCGGGCGCATGGGCTGGCTGGAAATGCAGCGCACCATCGAGCACTCCCGCTGGCACGTCCACATCCCGCAGTTCTGCGACGGGATCGCGGCATGGTGGGCCGAGCGCGCGGTGCAGGCCGGAATCGACGCGCGCGAGACCACTTGGCGATGGACGCCGCCGCGGCGCGAAGTCGTGGACCCGTCGCGCGAATACCCGGCAATGCGTGACGCCATGCGCGCGGGGATCTTCGCGCTTCCCGAGGTACATCGGTCGCTTGGCTACGAAACCGCAGACGTCCTCGCGGAAATCGACGCGACCAACAAAGAGCTGGACCGGCTCGGCATCAAGATCGACAGCGACGCGCGCAACACGCAGTCGCAGGCGCCATCCGCGCCAACCGCATAGGAGCAACCATGAGACAGAAGATCACCGGCCCTGCGCTTCATCGCGCAGCGTCTGGCGTTGAGGTATTGGACGCAGACAGGCGCACGTTCCGCATCTCTTTCAGCAGCGACGAGCCGTATCTGCGCGCGTCCTGGTTCGATGAGCCGTGGCTCGAAATCCTCGGGCACGACGCGGACGAGGTGGACATGTCGCGCATTGATGGCGGCGCCGCGCCTCTGCTGTGGGGGCATAACTCATACAGCCGTGACGCCCACATTGGCGTGGTTGAGCGCGCATGGCTGGAAGGTGGCCGCGGGCACGCGGAAGTCCGCCTTTCTTCCCGTGCGGATCTCGATTCGCTCTGGTCCGACATTCGGGACGGTGTGATCCGCAATGTCAGCGTCGGCTACCAGATCAACGAGCGCGTCCTTGTGCGCGCCAATTCGGACGGCCCCAACGAGTACCGCGTGACTCGCTGGCAGCCGATGGAACTTTCGCTGGTCAGCGTGCCGGCGGACCCGAGCGTGGGGGTTGGCCGCAATGCCGACGACAACGCGCAACGCTTCACAATCACCAACATGGAGAAGTCAATGGATACCACCACCGAAACCCCGGTGCAGACCCCGGCCGCGCCTGCGGCTTCGGTGGCGAGTGCCGAAGAAGTCCGCGAAGCCGCAACCCGTGCGGAGCGCGAGCGCATCAGCATGATCCGCGCCGCGGTCAATGGCCTCGACATCCCGGCCGAAACCGTCGACCAGTGGATCGCTGACGGCAAGAACGTGGCCGAGTGCCGCGCCGAAATCATCGAATCCCTCAAGCGCAAGGAAACGCCGATGGATCCCCGTATCAGCGTCGGCGAAGACCTGACGCGCGCCGCCGTGTTTGCCGGCGTCGAGTCCGCCATGCTGTCCCGCATGACCGGCGGCAAGGTCGAGGACGTGGCGCGCCCGTTCGCCTACGCCTCGTTCCTCGACATGGCCCGCGCCGTGCTGGCGCAGACCGGACGCAACACCGCCGGAATGCCGCGCCACGAGATCGCCACGCAGTTCATGCGCGCGCACTCGACGTCTGACTTTCCGTACATCCTGGCCAACGTCGCCAACAAGCGCATGCAGCGCCAGTACGCGGAGAACGTTCCGAGCTACGCCCGCTGGGCGCGCCGCGCGCCGAATGCGCCGGACTTCAAGACCATCAGCGTCACGCAGCTCGCCAACAACCCCGCGCTGTCGCTCAAGGTCGAGGGCGCCGAGATCACCTACGGCACCGTGTCCGAGAAGCGCGAGCAGTACACCATCGCGACCTACGCTCGCGGTCTGGCCGTCACGCGCGAGATGATCGTGAACGACGATCTGCGCGCGTTCGACCGCGCCATCACTGGCTTTGCAGGATCCGCGCGCCGCCTGGAGAACTCGCTGGTCTACCAGCAGCTCACCGCAAACGGAAACATGTCGGACGGCGTTGCGCTGTTCCACGCCAGCCACGGCAACCTGAGCACCGGCGCGACCACTGCGCTCGACGCCACCAACGCTGCCGCGGCGCTTGCTGCCGCCCGCAAGCTGCTCCGCAAGCAGACTGGCATGGCGTCCGAGATCCTGAACCTGACGCCGCGTTACATCATCGTGCCGGCGGCTCTGGAGCAGACCGCGTACCAGTTCACCAGCGCGAACTACACGCCGAGCACCCCGGGCAGCGTGAACGAGTTCCGCGCGGGCGGCGCGACCGCTGTCGAACCCATCGTGGAAGCCCTGCTTGATTCCACCTCGGCGGCCCACTGGTACATGGCCGCGGATTCGAGCCAGGTCGACACGGTCGAATACTGCTATCT